AGTCTTGTGGTACATTGGCAACATCAGCGTATCCTATATTTAAAACCAACTGCAAATCTGTAATGTTTTGCGCAAGATAAATACTGTATTGCGTTTTTTCCTCTCTTACAGCTGTTGTAGGCGACGTTAACGTGTTTATGGGGTAATCGTACACCAATGCGCAAAAGTTACTGAAATAATAAGTTTTACTTTTAGCAATTAAATGAATGTTTGTCATTCGCTCAACCTCTATCAATGATGCCTTAATCATTCTAGTAATGTTGTTATCATCTTCTGTTAAACTATCATCAATCTTTAAATAGTTCTTTGCATCAGATAAAGGTATAATATCTAAGTAAGCCATAGATTTAATTTATCGCATAATAAACTACTAACTTACCACTTGATACTATAATGTTTTTAAAGAAGCCATATCTGGTTTTACCGTCCTTCAAAGTGTATGAGGCAGATGATAGCAATCCTTTATCAGATTCATTTTCAAACGAAAATACAGTGTCTCCTTCCGCTTGTAGCACAGCAAATCTGTCAGTTGATGCAGTAGAAGTACCGTTTACTAACTCGTTAAAACCATACGCACCAAATGATTGCTGGTTATGAGTTTGATTATTTTTAACTAAATTATTCATTATTATTTCTTTTTAATCGTTATTTTATTTTCTTTAGTTTCTTTAATATGCAACGCAAAACCGCTCTCAATAATAGCCTGTTCCGTTTCCTCACTAAAGGATATTTTCTCGTTTACTTTTAGTATTCTTTTTAACGATATACTAAAACATTCTTTTATAATTACTATCATATTTCAAAGATACAAAATTAAATCTTTATACGTAAAAAAACCCGATAAATCTAATTATCGGGTTATTTTTATTTAATATAATAATTAAACCGCAGTAAAATCACCATAAATTAAAGCTAATGGTTGCTCAACAGCTAAAGCCGTTTGAGATTCAATCCTAGCAGTAATGTTATTCTTAACAAAGTTAGTACCTTCAACATCAGAAAACTGTAAAGACAATCCCTCAGTGTTAATTTTATTAACCCTTGACCAGTCACCAATGTAATACTTGTTAGCAGCTAGCCAATTCGCCTTAAACAATTGGATTCCGTTAACTCTTAATACACCGTTTTCATAACTTACAATTGCAGCTAAATCATCTTTAGGAGTTTTTAATATTCCGTAATAATCAGCAGGTCTAACAACAATACCAGTAACGTCATAGTTAGCTTCTTCTTGCTTACTAATTTCGTTTACTAACATTTCAACTTTAGTCTTACCTGTAATGATTTCAGAAGATGCCGTAGCACTTGCCGCCAATACAGTATTAAATGCAGCGTTTTCAGACTTAAAGTAATCTCTACGTAATAAGTCAGGAATTGCAGAGGCAATGTAAGATAGGTTGTTTCTCATTTTCTTAGAGTAACGAGCAAAACCAGCAATAAAGTCAGTCGTTATATCAACAGTAGAGAAATCGTAATCAATAGCAGCTTTAGAACTACCTTCTGTTTGCGCACCAATAGAACCTTCAGAACCCGTTTCTCTAGTGAATGTATAAGTACCTCCGTCAATGTTTACAGAGCCTACTAAGTCAGCAACGTTTAATTTCTGTGAAGGAAATGCAACGATATCGTAGTTGTAACTTCTTGGCTCATCACCTGTCAAGTTACCAGTTGTCATATCACCAACAGCCTTAACACTTACTTTACTTTCATTAATGTTCTTAATAGAATTTGCGTTCTCTAAGATAGCCGCTTTAATATTGTCTACATATTTAGCCTCACTTTTTACTTTAGATTGTAACTTTACGTCTAACTTGTCAGCGTGTTCTTGGATCGCTTTTAATTCAGCACCTAAAGTATCTTTTACTTCTTTTACAGCTAATTCAATAGCTTCTTTGTGCTTTAATTCAAATGCATCAATTGCACCCTTTACTTCATTTTTTGATTTGCCTTCTAATTTCTCAGCTAAATCTTTTAATTGTACTTCTAAATCCATCTTTTATAATGATTTGATAAAATTCGTTAATATTTCGTTTGTATTGTCTAATATAATCGGCTCATCTTTTAAAGTGATATCTAATATCGGCTCATCAGAAAGTGATTTTAGTAATGTTTCAATTTGTTTCAGCCTAGTATCTGAGTAGTCCAAATTGTAAGACTTTTCTATTAATTCAAGTAAACCATAAGTCGACTTTATACTTTTTATATCTTCAACCATACTCATTTCATTTGCTGCCCAACTAGACAAGAAAGAGTACTCAAATAATTTATATTCTTTAATTATAGCTTTATTAGTTGCATCTCTCATTTTTACGTTATATCCAATAGATAATTCAGCATTTAAGCCGTTATCTTTCATTAACTGAATATCTGTAAACATATCTCTAGAAACTTCTTTCTTAAGGTTAAATTGAGTAGTAGTTAGTAAGCCATAGTTATCTTTTGCATCAATTTCCAAAGGCACACCTAAACTAATTGTAGGGATGTGGTCTTTTAATACGCGAATACGTCTGTAATTCTCGCTTACTGTTTTAGTAAATGAACCCTTTGCGCTAATATCCCCATCACTATCTTTAAAGTCGTATGTGTTAGCGTATGCCCTCACTATACCTTTGGCTTCGTCAAAATCTTTGATATCAATAGATACCTGTTTAAATCCTATTCTATCCATAATTACCACAAATATAGATATTATTTATTATAACCTTAATAATAATAGTATTTATTTATAGTATGTAATTTAAACCCTCATTATTTTACCGTCTTTATCACGTCTAACTAACTGAGCGTTTACGCATCTGCAATTAATTACGTTACCACCACTTGTTTGAGTTCCGTTTACATTTGTTGGCGCACCCGCAAACATAATTAACTCACCCCCTACATTAAATGGTTTATCTAAAGGAACACGTGTTCCATTCATATTAAAGTGATCAAACTTACTGTCTGGCGGTCGTCTTGTTCGTTTGTCTTGTGCAGATATCCAAATCTTATCCATTAAAACACCACTAACGGAACTAGCAACAGTCGCAGCGTAATTAGACGCAGTTGTTGTTTCTGTCCTAGCTATCCTTAACGATTGCCACCTGTAAAAGTTACGGCTGTTTATCATTTTAGTTAAATCAGTAGCAATTATAGCTATTGTTTTACCGTCTGCAATACCTTGTGCAATTAATTCATTTATATAAGATATATAATTTTGACGTACACTTACTATTCTTTGCCCCCCAAATTGATTAAGCCAATTAATAAGGGTATTTTGAAACTCATTTAAGAAAGAAGTAATATTAAAGTTTTTTTCGTTTATTTGCTTGTTTATTTCAGCACCAACTCTTTTACCATGATTACCACCTATTTCTGTATATACTTTTAAATACGCATTAAACACGTCTTTTCGTTCAATATAAAAAGAAGTAAACACCTCGTAGTTTTCTATGTCCATAGTTTCAAAAGGTATCTTTCTTGCTATGGCTTTAAACTCATTTTGAAATATTATACGTGCTTTATTTTCATATTTAGAATGTAACTTTAACCAAGTACTTCTATATGCCTTCATCATTGCCTATTGTTGGTAAATCATCTAACGACTGCGCTAAGGTTAATATATCACTTTGAACAGTAAATTCATTCATGTTAACGTCATCACTAATCACAAACTTACTAGCTATTCGAGCCTCGTTACGTGTTATAATTCCCTTGTCTATGTAAGTGCTTATCCAACCAGCCATCATAGCCATATCTTCTTGCATTTCGGGTAATTCGCTTATGTCAAATTCCCAAACAGTATTTTTGTAGTTTTTATATTTAGGTAGTATTTGAGTATTTATGGCTTGTTCTAATAACTTTAAATCTGGCATTATTTTATTTGTAATACCTTTACGCATTGCTATTCCAAAGTTGTCATATTTTGCTCCGTCATCATTACCCATCATTTTATCATCCCACCCTAAAGAATTACATATCATCTTCATATCGTATTTTAGATAATCAAATGGCTTTAATTCATCAGCAGTTAAACTCATTCTAGTAAATCCTAACTCTCCACTTGTTGCCAATATGTTTGACATTCTACGTGTATCAGAATCCATTTCTAATATTCTATCTTTTATCCCTTTGGCTTGTTCGTCTAATAAACCGCCTCCTTTAGAGTGAATGAATCCAAATGCACCACCATTTTTAAGTGTCTTAATGTTTAATCCCAACGCTTCATTAGAACTCTCTATATTTTTTAAAGATGCTCTTAAGGGCGATACGCCGTATAAATGCTCACCTACCTCATCAAATGAAGGGTTAGCGTATTTTATATGAATCACCTTATCTTCCTCAAACCTTATATCTTGTTGCCCCATTGTCAATGTATAATGGCTTACAGGGCTTTCTATATCTAAAGTGTCTGCATTACTTTTAACATGGATTTCCATTAATTGAGAAGGTAACAAGTACCAAGCGATAGGCACTCCAGTATTTTGACCCTCACTAGGTGAAAGTAAGTAAATGTAAGCATTTCCTGTTGTACACATGAACGTTTCGTATAAAGACACAAACTCATTCCAATTCTGTAAAGGGTTTGGCTTTTCTAATGGTATGTCTAAATAATCCTCTTTAAATGCTTTACTTTCTAGCAATATACGTTTAATTTGTTGCTGAGGTGTAGGGTTGTAGTTAACTGCCTTAATCAAGTTATCCCTTTTTTGTTTTTCTTGCTTATTATCAATCCTCTTAATGTAAAAAGGTATTGATGAAGCCTTAATAGATATTTGATTAACAACCGAATAAACGATCGGATTAATCTTATACCCCTTTTCAATGTATGTAATTGCTTTATCATCATAAGATGCGGTGGACATGCCGAATAAATGTAAAAAAGCCTTATTGTATTTATTTACCTTTTCTCTATTAAAAGTGAAAGGATTACGTAAAGTTAAACCCATTTGTATAGTTAGAATTTATATAAATGTCAAAGTTAATAAATAAAATCTATAATAACCATTTAATAAATGCCAAATGTTCTTTTAAGTCCTAAAGACATCATTTCGTGATATCTTATTGCATCGATTGCGTGGTTATAATTATCTATTGGTTTATTGTTTGTATCGCCATTTTTATCCTTTGACCAAATGTATTTTTGGAACTCATTAATAACGTTCTTAGATTTAGAAGTTATTAAATACTCCTGTGTCTGCATCGTTTGAATACCGTATATAATAGAATCAGCACCTTTAGTAACTGGCAATATATTTACACCTGTTCGCCTTATCTCTTCAATAGATTTAGGCTCTGCACTATCAGCATAAATAAATGTATTCTTAGGTAATATCTTAGCGATGTCGTGGTTTAACATTCCTGTTCTATAAGCAACCTCGTTAAGTATTCGTTTATCATTGTACTTGTACACCTCCACTATTGCAGTAGGGTCATTAGTATATCCAAAGTCTAAGCCTATGCCGATTAACCTCGCATCGCTTGGAACATTGTGTATAATTGACCAATTATCAAATATAACGCCGTCTAAGTTACCAACCATTCCAAGACCGTAAACACGCCATTTATTACTCCAATATTTATTTTTTATATTACCATCTGTAAATATATTTTCTGTTGGTAGAGACGTATTAAAGAACCCTTTTTGCTTATAATCTAAGATACTTTTAACCTCGCTATCTGCTAGGTATTCGTTATCCTCAAAGGTTAAGGTTATAAAGTTATTTTCGTTTATGTAGTCATCGCCCCAAAACAAATTGTCTGGGTTATAATCTATAATAGTTAATCCTGCCCTAGATATAAACTGAACAGCCGTATCAACGTCCATTTTATCAGCCTCATTAATATAAAGAATATCACGTCTAAAACCTTTACCTACGTCGTTTACATCAGCACCAAGAAAGTCTAAATAAGACCCATTAAAATACTCATGTTTGCTTTCTGACTTGTTAAAATCGTGTTCATTCTCTAATACCCCCCAATCTTTACATATTTTTTTATAATCACGTATAACTGTTCGTTTCATCTTACTTAATTCAGAGGATAAGATAGTGGCCTCTTTAGTAGAAGAACATAAAGACTGTATTAAAAGCTGTATTATACTAATGGTTTTAGATGCACCTTGACCACCTCTGATTACAAACACGTTCTCATTAGGGTTTGACTTAATAAGGTCTAATATCTTATAATATGCCTTAGTATATTTATACTTATTTTCGCTCACCTATATCTGGCAAATTAGGTATGTTTAAGCC